ACCAATAACCGCTGTCTTTATAAGCGCCGTTATTTCTTCAGGTGAGTTGGACTCAAACAGTAAAGCGATACCGTCGGAAAGAGCCTCTGCTTCTTCCCCTTCGGTTGCTTTGGTCTTGCTTGATTCCAAAGCCATAGAAGCAATCTTACCGATACTGGCACCAAATGTCTTAGCCAGTTTCATTTTCATAAGTATTGCTTTTTCAGCAGGCCACTGAGTTACACTAAACTCGTGGTCGCCGATTTGAGTTGTTTCGGTATTACAAGCCATAACATAAACTCCCGGTATTCGTATTATTACCCGGCCAAATAAATTCCAGGAGGAGGTATCTAATTAGACCGGGATCCTCAGATAGTCCGCCCTCCCCCTGGAAACCTTTTATCCCCCGTGAAGGAGATCCAAACGCTCCACTACAATGTTCCATTCTTGCGGTTGCGCGTTAGTACCGCGAGTCATATCTGCTGGACGTGTGATATAACCTTGCGTACCAGATCCCAAGTCCAAACCTTTGGTATCTTTGAACTGAACAAAGATAGGAACAAACTCACCGTTTTCTTGAGCAGTAATAAGCGCCGACAAGAACTTGTTAGAATCCGACGTTTGCATAAGCCGGAAAGTAAGAGTACCTGACCGATCTGCACTAATAGAAATAGTCATCTCACCATCTGTACCAACGCTATGAGCGGCTGAGTCGTTTATCCGAGACAAGCTTATTACGTCGTCGCCTTCATAAAAGCCTGATATTTCCAAACCGTTGACAAGAAGTATCGTATTTAGGAAACTATAATCTTTCATTGCTTACCCCTTATCGTTCGAATGTTCCGTTGATTTGAGCGCCGTGAATGGCACCTGCACCGAGAGCAACAAAGCTTAGACCTGGATACAACCGGGCTTCTTTGTCGGACTGGTTCGTGTCTGCTACTGGTACGGTAATGGTTTTGTAACCGTTAGCCAGGAACTCGCCGTCAATTGTTTCACCGGCTGCAATCAAACCATTGCGAACCGCTTCGTCCAATGCGTTGATAACTTGTTGCTCCAGGGCTGCTACACCTTTGTCGGTATAAGGAACCTTAGTAGTACGAGTTAGCAAGTAACCAAACACGTTAGTTTGAATTGCGTTTTCAAGCCAGTCAATACCGTGAACTTCATCAAAGAAGGTATTGTTAGCCATACGAGATTCGGAATACATATCGCTCGCGCCAACCAGAATAAAGGCGTTGCCCCGTTTGCTATCCAGAACAGCTTTCTCGTTTTGAGTAAGTTGTTCAACGGTAATACCCGGTCCCTGTTTAAACTTCAACGTGAGCGTACTATTCGGTTGATTAAAGTTAACAGTAAAGGCGCGACCAAGTACAGACGCTGAAGGGTACTGACCAGGACTAGAGCTATATGTGCTAATGGTACGGCGTAGGTTCTTAGCCTTTAGCACACTTAAGATATCTGAGTCCGTTACGCTGTCCAAAGCATCCAGGTCGTTAGTAGTGTTACCAAACACTTTAACTCGTGCTTCGCACCAGTCAGCAGCGGCTTCTACTGCATCTTCTGTATTAACAACAAACCCATCACGAACTTCTTTGGTGAATATTAAGCCGTACCAGTCAGGGTCGATGTTTTGGATAGCGTTCAAGCTGGCGGTAATGGTCTCGGCAGCTACCCCGTTAGTCTTAGTGCCTTCCCCTTGCTGGATTTCCAAAAGGCTAGAAATGTCTGTGCCAGTTTCTTGCTCAAGTCCAAACCCGATAGTAGATGTTCCACCTACTGTACCAGAGTTTATAAAGAACCGGGTTCCGTCATGAGTTACAGTGGCAGCGGCAAAGCCACCGGAAGCAATAGCCTGAACTCCCGTTTGCAAGGTGGTTGCGATTTCAGCAAAGGTTACATCACCTGTAAAATCAAGCCCACTTACAACGTCTGAGACACCATCAATGGTCAGGCCAAAAGCACCGTCACTAATGGCGCTAAACAAGGCAAGGTTATCTTCATTGTCTTCTACAGCGCCGCCACGGAGTTGAGCAGCTACGTCCGTAGGGTAACGGGTAGAAACTTTCAACTTCATTGGTTTTGGTTGCTGGCTGAAATAAGCAGTTGCTGCTTTTACTACTTCGGAAGTTCCAGGCCAATCGGCAGCCACCCCATCCAGATTACTATAAGAACGAATACGCTCTGCAACACCGATAACACCAGTTTCAGCGGTAACGATGTTAAGAGTCCCAAAGCCTTTTCTCGCTGGAAAGGTAGCACCAATGGCGATACTAACACTTACCATATTTGAAACTGGGATTGTCATGTTGTTACACCTCTATATTAAAAGTATACTTTGGACCGCGATACTGAACCTCACTTGTTATGTCTATTGCTTGTATTGACTTAACAATGTCTTGATCAGTAGCTACGGTATTCAAAACAAGATCAAACTGTGATCTCTCTTCCCAACCGTCATCAGTCGGGCTGTCTATATCCCTAACTTCAGAACGACTTACCAGACCAACACCAGCAGAACTAAACAGGGATTGGATTGATTCCCTTACTAGACCTATTCTAGCGTTCCTAGAGTTACCCGTTGCATTAGCTCTATAAAAGTTTATCGACATTGTTATATTCCTTAGACCTGATATCTTTTCAGTCAAATCTAGGTTGTCGTCATTGTCTTCAAAAACCCTTTGCTCTAGCCCTATGCTCTCACTCGCTAAAAAGTCAACTACAGCATACGGGCCTTGAGGTCTTGGCGCGTCCCTTTGCTTGCTTCTAATTGTATACCCTGGAGTCTCTAAAACCAAATTTACACTGTCGCGCACCAGCTTATTGATCGCCTCTTCTAGCAACATTAGTCTTTAACTCCCATGGCAATTGTATGACCGTAGTCATCCCAATCAGCAGAGTTTATGATTTTATATTGCTGACCCTTGTACATAACCAAGTCCGCTATCAAACCGGCTTCATCGTTCGTGGTACGTATAGGCTTTTTAGATATGAACAGTTTTATGTCCTTATCTTTTTCGCCTTCAGGAAGTATTTCTAATTGAATAGGGCTTGGTTGTTGAACACTGGCTAGGGTTTTAAAAGTAGATGTTGTTCCCTTTACATATAGTCCGTCAACATAAGCACCAGCAGAGGTTCTAATAACAGTTACTATTTGCGAGGTATCGCTGTCTAATGCTTCAGATACATTAATAACCATTACTCATCAACCTCGTATGTTATAGACTGTCTAAGGTGACCTGTATCAACAAGCGGATTACCTTCGCGGTATACCAACGGAGGAGCATTAATATCTGTTATCTTATCTTGTACGTCTGTTTGAACAGCTAGGCCAACAATTCCCAAGGCTTGTTTGGTATCCATATCACTTTTTATAATCTTATAACTAAGCTTACGGAATAAGGTTTTGTAGTCACGTTTCTTTTCAATGACCGTTGATCTAAGGAAGCTACGTTCAGGAACCCTACTGCTACCGAACTCATGGGCCGTACCTACCATAATAACTGAGGTTCCATCTGGATAGTCGTTGGCACCTTGTGGTAAACCTACTTTAACCCCGTTTGGCCCTTTACCAAATGCCTTACCGATACGCTCTAGTTTTTTAAGCGCCTTTTCCGGGGTCCGTATTGTTCTGGTTTTTGACCTCATAATTTATTAGCCACTAGCACACCCGCGAAACAAGCGTTACGGGTCATTAGGAATCTTTGGCCGTATACTGTACCCATGTAAAAGTCATCGCCGTCTGAGCGATCCTTAGTGGCTACAGCACGAGTAACAGAAACACCCCCTGCACTCTTGGAGCTTACCGGGCCAACCTTAACAGAACTGTCACCGGCTTCACTGGCTTCCCCAGACACCAGCAAATGAGCAGCAAGATGAGCTTGAGCGTAATTGTACTTACCGCACCAGCGTTTCTCGTCAGCGCCCATATAGACCAGTTGAGCGTCTTCTATAAATATTTCAATACGGGTATCGGGGTATTCGGTGGTATCGGTAAACTCAGGGAAACGTGCTCTAAACATACTAACGTCATCAGCCATTACATTGCCTTTGTAACTTGGTAAATAAGAAGAGCGGCTAATATACTGGCTACCCATTTTAATAC